CCAGCCTGTTGTGATTGGCGACACTGCTGACACTCTGGATGTGTTGATTGCCACCTCTACCACGGCTGTGTCTGCTGGCACCATTCGTGTGTGGGCTGTGTTGGTTGATCTGAATGGTCGTGCTGGCCCTGCCTCAGTTGACCGTGAACAGTTGGCTTAAAAGCTAACTAAACCAAGGGGCAGCTTCCACAAGAGGTTGCCCCTTTTTTGTTTATACACAGAAAGATATTGCAATGGCTATCACTTCTGCTCTTTGCACAAGTTTCAAAAAAGAATTGCTTGAGCGCAAGCATGACTTCAATTTGACTAGTGGGCACACTTTTAAGATTGCTCTCTACACTTCATCTGCTACTCTTGGTGCTTCAACCACAGACTACACAACTTCCAATGAAGTGGTAGGCACTGGTTACACCGCTGGCGGTATTGCCCTTACAAACATTGACCCAACTTCTAGCGGCACTACAGCCTTTGTAGACTTCGCTGATGCCACTTGGGCTAGTGCCACCATCACTGCTGCTGGTGCTCTCATTTATAACACCACCACTGATGGTGGAACAGGTACTACCAATGCTGTAGCTGTCATCTCTTTTGGTGGAGACAAGACATCTACCAATGGTGATTTTGTTGTTCAATTCCCCACAGCAGACGCAAGCAACGCCATCATTCGTATTGCTTAAGGAGTCGTAGATGGCTACGACTACAAGGTCTGGAGCTATCTATAGCATAGGTGTCTATGGCACCTCTCGCTATGGCATAAGCAATGTAGCTTATGTTCCAGATGGTGTGCAAGCTTCTGCCACTAGCGATAGTGGTGTAGTCATTTCAGGCGATTCCAACCATGTGGTTGTCAGCCTAGTAACTCCTGCTTCTGTTGGTAGTGTTGGTGTGGTTGGTGTGGCTGTCACCAGCCTTGTTGGTGTGTCAGCTACAGGTTCTGTAGGCACCAATTTCACATTCAGTTTAGCTTGTAAGTTCACACCCTCAGGAGTGGCCTCTACAGGCTCTGTAGGCAGCGTATCTGTACTGGCTAAGGCCAAGGTGTTGCCAACAGGTTTAGCGGCTTCTGGAGCCTCTGGTAGCGTTTCTGTTGTGGCTAAGGCTGTAACAGCAATTACAGGTGTGTCAGCTACAGGGGCTGTTGGTACAGTTGAAGTAAGAAGTATTAATAGAATACCAGTTGATGGTGTTTTAGCCACTGGTTCTGTTGGTAGTTTGGTGGTAGTGGCTAAGGCTAATGTTGCTTTAGTTGGTGTAGGTAGCACAGCCAGTATTGGTAGTGTTGGTGTGGTTGCAAAGAGCAGCCATACTCTTTCTGGTGTTTCTGGTACAGGGGCTATTGGCACTGTTGCTGTTCGGGTTGGAATCTCAGTCCCATTAACAGGGGTGGCTGCAACAGGAAATATTGGCACAGTATCTGTTACAACTACAATATTCAATTATAATGCTGTAGCTGCTTTATATGATAGAAGCCGTACAGTATTGGTAGAGAGAAGATCTACAGCTATTGAGAGAACAGCAGCAGTAAGTTTTGTGGATAGGAAGGTGTATGTTGAAAGACAAACAACATCACCAGAAAGAAGTTCAGTGGTAGAACTACTACCAAGAAGAGCTTATATGTATAGAAAAACTTCTTCCTCTGATAGAAGTGTTTTAGTTGCTTAAGGAAACTTATGTCGTTTAGATGGCCTAACAAAGACCCAGATGAAACATTAGACTACAGTGTTGATTGGTCTAGATGGCTTAATGGGGCAACCATTTCATCTGTGGTGTGGTCTGTTGATAATTCTTCAGGTGTGAAGACAGCCATCACATCTGGCACCACTGTTAATGGCATTCAGAATGTTTCTCAAACAATTAGTGGTGGTGTCGCCACTATCAATTTAGGGCTTGGCACTGCCAACACTGAATATAAATTTTATTGCACTATGTCAGATAGCAGTGGTAATGTGGCAGAGCGTGTCATCAGGCTGCGAGTGAAAGAACAATAATATGGCATACAACTATTTAGACCTTGTTAATGAAGTGAATAGAAGGCTCAATGAAGTTGAGCTTACTTCTGCCAACTTTGCTTCAGCCGTTGGTTTCTATGCTCACAATAAAGATGCTGTTAATGCAGCCATCAGAGACATCAATCATGTTCACTATGAGTGGCCTTTCAATCATGTGCTGGCTGAGGAAACCCTCACAGCAGGCACCATTCGTTATGCCTTCCCCAGTGATGCCAACACCATCGACTTTGACACCTTCCGCATTGAAGAAAATGCCACCTTTGGTAATGCCACAGTGAAGCTAACCATCTTGTCTTACGAAGACTACTTGTCTAGATATATCGATCACGAATATACAACAGACTCTTCAAAGAGAGAAGTGCCTAGCTATGTATTTCATGCGCCTAGCTTGGAATATGGTGTGGTACCTGCACCTAATAACGCATACACAGTATATTATGAATATTACAGAGTGCCTGTAGACTTGTCTTCATATTCAGATGTGCCTTCCATCCCAGAAAGATTTAGGCATGTGATTATTGATGGTGCTATGGCATATGCATATATGTTCAGAAGCAATGAACAATCTGCTGTAATGGCTAAGAATAAATTTGATGAGGGTATTAAGAGAATGCGTTCCATGCTTGTGAACAGATATTCTTATGTACGCTCTGGGATGATTAACACCACACAAGCTTCTGCTTTTGGGGACAGGGTTAAGTAATGGCTGACGCTTGGCAAACATATCCTTTTGAATTTAAGGGGGGACTCATCTCCTCTCTTTCTCCACTTCAACAAGGAACCAATGCTCCCGGCAGTGCTAGAACACTAAAGAACTTTGAGCCTTCTGTTGAGGGTGGTTATAAACGAATTGAAGGCTTCACTAAATATGACAGCGCCTTTGTTCCTGCTTATGGCTTTCCTAAGGTGCATGGCAGTGGTCAGACAGGCACAACTCTCATTTTAGGAAACATCTTCACTGCTCCTGTTGTCGGCGGCACCCTCACTATTGCAGGTGTTACAGGCACATACACCATTGCCACTGGCGGTGTTACATATGACAGCACAAATAAGAGAGCAACATTAACTCTCACAACCTCTATGGCTAGCAGCCCTGCTGATTTGGCTGCTGTCACCTTCACCTCTCATGCAGGCACAGTTAAAGGTGTTGCTGCTTGGGAAGATGAGGTGATTGCTTATAGAAGTAATGACCTATACAAATCAACAGGCAGTGGCTGGGTAAAGCTCAATGTTCCTTCTTATGGCACAGTGTTGGTTAATGGTGGTGCTCAAACAGGAGCTAGTTTAATTGTAGATGGATTGACAGATGCTCCAAAGGCTGGAGACACATTCACAATTTCTGGTGTTGAGAAAGTCTACACTGTTTTGTCTAATGCCACAGTGACAAGCGGTGGAGCCACATTAAGCATCAATCCTTCTTTGGCTTCTAGTCCTGCTGATAATGCAGCCATCACATGGCTTACAGCCAACTACACTGGTGGCACTAAGCTTAGGACAGAGAAATATAGACTGAGCAGCACTGACAAAATTGTTGGTGTGGATGGTGTTAACTATCCCTTCATTTGGGATGACAGCACATTCTCTCTCATCAACGATGCCACCACTGACTTAGTTGGTGCTTCCTTTGTTGTTTCGTTTAAAAATCATTTGTTCTTTGCTAAAGACGATCAAGTGGTTTTCAGTGCTCCATATACAGACACTGACTTCTCTCCTGCTACAGGAGCAGGTGTCATTGTTGTTGGCGGCACCATCACTGGACTCATTGTATTTAGAGAAGCATTAATCATCTTCACAGAGCGCACCATCAATCAAATTACAGGGAGTGCAATCTCTGACTTTGTATTACAGCCCATCACAAGAAAAGTTGGATGTGTGGCTAGTGACACCATACAAGAAGTTGGTGGTGATGTTATGTTTCTAGGCCCAGATGGCTTAAGGCTGTTGGGTGCTACAGACAGAGTGGGTGATTTTAATTTGGGGTTGGTTTCTAAAACAATTCAAAAAGAAACCACAGAGCTTATCTCTTCTAGTAGCAGCTTCGCTAGTGTGGTGATTAAACAGAAGTCGCAATATAGACTGCTTGGTTATGGTGCCAGCATCACTACCAATAGTGCTAAGGGCATATTAGGTACACAGATGGCTGGAGATAATACTTCCTCTGTTGCTTGGGGTGAAACAATTGGCATTAAGGCTTATGTTGCTGATGGCTACTATTTAAACCAGACAGAGATAATTGTATTTGCCCATGATGATGGGTATGTATATAGGATGGAGAGTGGTAATAGCTTTGATGGTGCAAACATTGTGGCTTCTTTTGCCACCCCCTATGTACACATCACTGATCCCAGAGTGAGGAAGACATTCTATAAGATGTTCCTCTATACCAATCCTCAAGGCAGTGTAACCACTTCTGTCAATTTAAAGCTAGATTTTGATGACTTTGGAAGCATTCAACCAGAAACCATCACCCTGTCTAACAATACAGGAAGTGTAGGCTTTTATGGTACAAGCACTGCAAAATATGGTACAACTGTATATGGCGCAAAGCTTAAAAAGCTCTTCCAGACACAGGTGATTGGGTCTGGTTTTTC